AGCGGCTCTATTAATTTGTCTAAGGTGTGGCCTGATGGGTATGACGAGATTGTTGCGCTGGCTGCACATAACGGACTGTTGATTATCTTTGGTAAGCACAGCATTGTTGTATACCAAGGCGCTGAAGCTCCAGCAACAATGTCACTTGCAGACACCGTAGCGGGCGTTGGTTGTGTTGCTCGTGACACAGTGCAGTACACTGGTACAGACGTGTTGTTCTTATCACACACTGGACTCAAAAGCTTTGGTAGGACTATACAAGAAAAGTCAATGCCTATTACAAGTTTGTCAAGCACTATTTCTAAAGACATTATTGGTCTGCTGCAGAATGAAACTGAGTTTTATCGCTCTGTGTACAGCCCAGAAGAAGGTTTTTACTTGTTAACTTTTACTGCTCAAGACACGACCTTTTGCTTCGACGTTCGAGGAACACTAGAAAACGGTGCATACCGTGTAACACGTTGGCCCGGTACAGGCTTTACTGCTTATGGTAGAAAAGATGACGGCACATTGTTGATTGGTAACGGTGAAGGTATAGGTGAGTACAGCGGCTACAGAGACAACGGTAGTAAATATCGTTTCAAGTACTACAGTCCCGGTCTGACTTTTGGTGACCCATCAAGACTCAAGATACTTAAGAAGCTACGTCCTACTATTGTTGGTGCTAACAGTGCTATTATGTTTCTTAAGTGGGCTTACGACTTTGGTACGTTCTTTCAGACGGCAGAGTTTACTGTAGGTAATCAAGTTACAGGCTACTTTAATGAGAGTGAGTACAACAGTACAGCAGAATTTACAGGTGGTGATCTTACGTCACGCCGTGGCATAAACACTACCGGAGGCGGTGGAGTTATAACAATTGGGTTGGAAGCAGACATAGACGGTTCAGGTTTGTCTCTCCAAGAGATTAACGTATTAGCACTAATGGGTAAAGTACTATGAGTAACTATACAAAGACCACTGACTTTGCCGCTAAAGACAGTCTACCTTCCGGAGACAGCGGTAAAATCATTAAGGGCGCTGAGTTTGAAACAGAGTTTGACGCCATATCTACAGCTATCGCTACGAAGGCGGACATTGCTTCCCCTACGTTTACAGGCACAGTAACAATTCCTGCATTGACTTTTACAGGTACGCTGTCAACAGGAACAATTGACGGAGGTACGTACTAATGGTAGCGTTAGTAGCACAGCCTAACCAAGGCGGTTTTTTTAGCGAATTTGTTGAAGGTGTTGGGGATGTTTTTGGCGGTATTAAAGAGATAGGTTCAGCCATTTCTCCTGCGCTTCCCGGCATTGCTGGTACGCTGTTGACTAAAGAAGCTTATGACAGACTAAGCGATATTGGTGAGCAGTCTATATTAGGTACAACCGTAGGTGGTGTACGTATTCCCGGAGCTATGGAAATTGCTGAACGCGGTCAAGCTGAGTCACAGTTTAAACCGTTTACGGTGACTACTCCTACAGGTGCTATGTTTACTGCGCGTATGGGTGGTCAGCCTAGCATGGGACAGCCTATGCCACAGCCTGTAGGTCAGCCATCAATGATGTTGCCTCCTTTAGGCGGTGTGGGATCAGGCGCTATGTCAAGAGGTGATCAGTTACTTCAAAATTTGCCGCAAATGATGCAAACAGATCCTGCCTTAAAAGCCCGATACGACAATCTTTTTCAAAACGCTATAAGGTCTTATGACGCAAGTCCAATGATACCTCAAGGCGGAGCAAGATTTGCCGCAGAACAAGATGCAATGCAACAACTAAAACGCTCAATAATGGATCAAGAGCGACTTGGTATTGCTCCCGGCGATCCTTTAACAACCGGGCAATTCGAGGCTACTAGCTATATGCCTCCCGGATTGCCACAACCCACCACAGGCGGTCTTGAAGTAGGTATGACACTGTCACCTCAAGAGCAGGCGCTACAACAACAGTTGCTTGGCGGTGCAGGCGGTTTCTTTGGTCAAGCAGTACAGCCTACTGTAGATCGTGAGCAAGCTATCTTTGAGCGTATGCGAGCAGCGCAGCGTCCTGAAGAGGAGCGTCAACGTCTTGCGTTAGAAGAACGTCTAGCTGCACAGGGCCGGTTAGGTACGTCCTCAGCAGCATACGGTGGTGCTACTCCTGAGCAACTAGCAATGGCGACTGCTCAAGAAGAAGCACGTACACGATCTATGCTAGGCGCTATGCAGCAGGCTCAGGCAGAGCAAATGCAACAAGCAGGACTAGGACAACAGTTCCTTGGTGCTGGTTATATACCGCAGGCACAGTTGTTGGCAGCAACACAGCCAGCACAGCGCATGGCAGAGTTACAGCAACAGGCTCAGTTATACGGTACAGGTCTGTTTGGTGAGACTGCTATGTCTGGTCTGGAGTCTAGATTGTTGGCAGAGCAAGCGCGAGCTAACCTTTTAGGCGGTATAGGCTCGAACGTACTTGCTGGTTTGTTTACGCCACAGGTTACTAAGTCTGGTACTGTTATTGATCCGGGTGGTTTTGGTGATCTAGGCGGTTTGTTTGATGGTATCAGCAGCGGTCTTGGCTCAATTGGCCGTGCTATTGGAATAATTGACTAACGAGGTTAATCATGGCTAAGTTTTCACAAGCATTTTTACAGAGCATGCTACAACCTTCTTATCAAGAGGGTTTGTTTACTGCTGCGCGTGGTATTGGTCAAGCTCCTCAGATGAGGGCTTTGCAGCAACAGCAGCAACAAGAAAAACAACAACTGTCTCAAATTGACACTAGCTCGCCCGAAGGGTTGCTTCAGTTAGCTCAGTTTTACCGACAGCAGGGTGACATTCCTAATGCTGTAAAGTACGAAGAAGCGGCACGTAAACTACAAGCGCAGGCCGCAGCACAAACCCAACTAAGCGCTTTTCAAGAGCAAGTAGCAGTAGCAGCAGAAGCAGCAGGCCTTACGGACCAAGCAGCGACTGCACGGTCTACTACGGACATGGACGAACTACGTGCTATCAGCAAGGACGTACGAGAGTTTCAGATTGAGCAACTACCTTTAGACAATCCTCAAGTTATCAAAGCAAGATTAAGAATGGCTGGGTTTACTGCTCCTCAGATTACTGCTATGGGTACTCTTTCGGCTGAAGAAGCAGACGACCTGTTGAAGGGGCGGACTGGTAAGCTAGAGGCTTGGCAGGACTCAGAGGGTAAAATTCAGGCCGTCAACGTCAACGACTTTGGTTTAGTCTACAATGACCAGACTAACACATATGTCAAGGCCAGTGAGCTAGGGTTGGTTCGTAAGGCTCCACAGGTTCAAGAAGTTGTTGACAAAGGTCAAGAAGTAGGTGCAAGAGCAATGGCAGAAGCCAATGTCAAGAGTTTTGTTGAGTTTAACACCAAGGCTCAAGATGCTCGTGACATGATTGAGTTGATCGACAGACAGACTGCACGTTTAGAAGGCGGTATGCCTACGGGCCTTTTGGCTGAGACAGAGTTAAACCTTAGACGCTTTGGTGAGCTTATTGGTTTGCCTTATGACCCTAATGTTACAAATGCTCAGGAGTTTGTGTCTGAAGCAGGTAAGATTGTTGCTGACCAGATTAAAGACTTTGGTTCAGGCACGGGCTTGTCAGATGCGGATAGAGAGTACGCTAAGTTAATTGCTGCTGCTGACATTACCACACAGCAGGAAGCCCTGTTTAACTTGTTGAAGATCCGCAGACGTTCTATGGTTGAGACTGTGAATAACTTTAACAAGGTTAGAACTGCTACTGCAAAACGTGTAGGCGAACAAAATATGACTAGCTTCCCAAGCATAACCATGCCAGAGGAGCCAGAAGCACCAGAAGCAGAACTTCCCGAAGGTTTTGAATTGGACTAAGACATGAAGACAGCGACTAATCCACAGACAGGACAGAAAATATACTGGGACGGTGAACAATGGTTGCCGCTCAAGACTGCCACTAACAAAGAGACAGGAGAAGTTATTGGTATTGTTGAGGGAGAAACATTTACTGTAACCCCTCCACGCCCTCGTGAACCTGAGAGTATGCGAGAAATGATTGCAGAAACACCAGAGCGATTTGCGGAGACCCGTGAGCGTTACAGAAGTACTCTTGCTGGGGATGTTGAAAGACTGCCCGGTAAGTTCAGGGTAGGCACTACGCTTGCCGCTGGTGTTGGGGCTGCTGGAGAGACGTTAGGAGAAGTAGCAGGAGAAGCCTACCGTAGGTACACTCCTGAGGCTGTCCAACGTGGCGTCTCAGAGGCGTACGAAGATTCTATGCTTCAGCGTGGAATGGAGAAGGTCGGTGAGTTAGCACAGGCATACCCAGAGGAGGCTACTACTGCTGAAGCTCTTCTTAACATTGCTGGTGTTGGGCCGAAGATAGCACTCCCGTCTATCCCAAGACCCAGTGCTTCAGTACGTACGGCCTCAGAAAGAGCAACACGGGCTGTCCTAGAGGAAGAACGTAAGGCAGTAGCAGATAGTTTGCTACCTGAAGACTACGTCAAAGCTCCGGGAACTGTAGAGCCCACTGGAATGATGAACCGTAACGTGTACGTGCCTTCACCTTCTGAAGATAACGTGATTGACTACTTGGCAAAACTACCTGAGTACAAGGGTGACCGAAACCCTGCTGTAAACGCTAAGGTTGTAGACGGTCAACTAGCAAAGCATGAGGCAGATCTACAGTCGTACATCAAGCGGTCTAAGAACCCTAAGACCGACGTAGCCGACCTATCTAGCACTCTGGAAGAACTTAAGACAGGCTTCCATGATCTTGATGACTACGTTGAGTTGATGCCTGACGCACAGAAAAAGGTAGACTTGCTGATCGACACGTCTATTAAGAGACTTAGCGACAAAGCGTCCAAAGGTGGCAAGATCACTGCCAGAGATATTCTTGAGGTACGCCGACAGTTGGACAAGCAGATCTTCCGCAAAAAACCTTCAGCAGGTCTTGAGAATCCTGACTTGGCAAGCGCAAAAGAAGTAGCAGGTAAGTACGTAAGAGACGAACTGAACCAAGCATTCCTTAAGTTAATGCCTGATGACGAAGCCTATCGTTTAATTAACGGTATGTCTATGTTATTTAGGGCTAAGAACCTATTAGATGTTAAAGCAGGTAAGGCCATAAACCAGACCATGTTGGGAAGAACGGTGAAAGGCATCGAAGACTTTTCTGGTCTTCGTTTTCCTACTACACCATTGGCTCTAGGTGCTACTGCTGCTGCTGGTTCTGCTGCCTTAGGGGGCATGCCTGCAGTTGCGGCGGCTATTGGAGCAGGCACCGGATTAGTCGGTATAGCTCGTTTAGGTCGTAAAAGAAGGCGAGAGGCTATTATAAGAGACTTAATTAAAGCCACTGACCGTATGATACAAGGTACTAACGTAACTGCAGATACCATGGCAACCCTACGTGCTGATAAGGTTATGCTAGCACAAATGTTGGCTGAAACTAATAAAGAAGGGGCCGAAGCCCCATAAACTAAATCTCGCAGTTGTTACCCGTACAGGCTAACGTCTGTGACCCTTCAGTCATGTCAGAGTTTTCAGAGATGTTCCACTCAATAGTCTCTGGAAACTCTTCCTTCAACTTCTCATAAGTCTCTAAGTCAATAGGCTCATAAGGTGCTTGTTGATAGGTATGCTCTGAGTAAGGCAAGAACGATATACCACTGATCTTGTCGAACTTGTTATACAACCACTGACCTACCTCAAGAAACTCATCATCACGATAATAACAAGTCATTGACGGTTTGTGTTCACACCAGTAGTCCTGATAAATCTCCCATAGTTCTAACTGTTCCATAGCACCCATCTCAGAGGCCACCACAGCCCCATCAGGAGACTTTATAGGGAAGCTGAATACCTTGGTACTGGGTGACATTACATCGTCTTCTACAGGGATTCCTGCAGCTTCTAGGACTTGGCAGAGGGGGTCTCTTGAGTCTGCTCTAACTCGTCTAATGTATTGATCTGAGTATCTAGGGTGGATGCCAGAAGCAGAATCAACCAACTGACTAACAGTACCGGAAGGTTTAACAGCAGTGATGGCAGTGCTAATATTAATACCAAGCTTAGTAGCCCATTCCTTATTAGTGTTAATCGCTTCTTCCTTGAGGGTATTAAGCCACGTCTTAAGTTTCTCACGATCTTCTCTCCCTGACAACATGGGGTGATCCATGATGCCTGTCAAGCTAACGCCTAGTAACGCTTCCTCTTCAGTGTTCTTCTGCCATACCTTACGAAGGTAACGAAAGTCTGTCAAGGTAGCCTGTAAAGTTCCAAGGATAGCCGCAGTACGTACTTTTCGTTGCAAGTCTGAGAGCGTATCGGTTGCCCTGACAACAACTTCCGATAGATTGCAGAACTGGTTTGGTCGTAGGATAATCTCGCTACATGGATTAGTTCCAAAATCATAGGTAGCATCTCGTCGCTCGTTCTTTGCAGCTTGCTTTTGACTTGCGACTCTAGAGAACATACCTCGCTCTCCT